TAATTTATTTGTAATTTATTTTTAATTTAAAAATAAATGAGGTGTAAATTATGAAAATATGTTCATTTTTCAATGTTAAAGGTGGAGTTGGAAAAACTACTTTAACAATACTTACTGCAATGAAATTAAGCAAAGAAGGTAAAAAAGTATTACTTATAGATGCAGATACTCAAGCTAACTTAACACAATTTTTATATAAGGTAGTTCACGAAGATAAAACATTATTTCAAATGTTAACAGAGAATGCAACAGCAGATGAAGTAATACTAGAAAGTATATTAGATAGATTTGAAAATATAGATTTAATCCCAAGTGATATAAGTTTAAGCGTATTATCTGAATATCTATCAACTCAAATGGGAAGAGAAAAGGCTGTATGGAGATGGTTTAAAAATAATATAGAAGCAGTAGAAAAATACGATTATATATTTGTAGATTTATCACCAAGCTATGATCTAATAGCTAGAAACTTTATGTTAATTTCAGATAGCATTATAACTCCAATTGAATATCAAGATATTGCTAGTATAAGAGGATGCGAATTATTCTATCAAAAGTTTAGACAAGACTTAGAGTTCTTAGATATACAAACAAATGTAAAAAGAGCTGTTGTTATAAATTCATATACAAGTAGAAAACTATCTACTGGAGATTTATTTAATAACTATTTAAATGAATTTGAGGATATAAAAAAAGATTTATTAGAATCTAAAATTAGTGATACGACTGTAGTAAAGAATGCAATTTTAAATAATATGGATTTAGAAGATTATTGTAGAAAACAAAAGAAGGCTCATAAGGTTAGAGAAGAGTTTAATAATTTAATAAAAGAATTAGAAGAAAAGGAAGTGCTATAAAATGGCTTTAGATGTTTTTAAAGAAGATGTTAAAGATATAAAAATAAGAAAAAATGACTATCAAACTAAAGTAGATAAAGTTATAGAAAATAATATAAAAGAAGAAGATATCTCAATAGGCACTTTAAATTTATTAGAGATGGAAGAAGAAAAAAAGATAGTAAAAACACCTCAAACTATTTACCTTGAAGAGAATGATTTAAAGCTTTTAAAAGCAGTATCTTCTATAAAAAATACAACTATAGGTAAGACAATAAATAATATAATTAAAGTTGCTGTAGAAACTACTAAAGCAAGTCTACCAGATGATTTCGATATAGATAAACAATCATTAAAATATGATAGAGATAATAAAGTAAAAAAAATAAAAACAAAGTATAAATAATTTTATTTATACTTTGTTTTTTTATTAGGATATACATCGTCTTTCTATTCTATTAATTAACTCGGGTGCATTTAAAATTTCAAACTCATTAAATGAATTTTCCATTAATATAGATGATGCATACTCAATATCATCCCTATATGTAGCAAATAATAAAGTACAATCTTTTTTATAAGTTTTGGCTTTTGAACGGACGAGTTTCATAAAATTTAATTTTTCTATAGAATCCGGATCTAAAGGTTTACCTATATAATTATTTATATTAGCTTTACACTCTATACATTCTATCTTATTTGCGTCATTATAATTAGTTATTATATCTATATCCTTTTTAGCTATTTTTACCCCATTTTCATAAACTAAACTTTCGGGTATAACAATATAATCTTTACAGTAAGTTAGAGGTGCAATTATACCACCTAACATTTCAAGTAAATCACCTCTTCTATATGCAATAAAATCTGTTCCATTTTTTATTTTGTCTGAATAGAAAGCTTCAAGCAAATCAATATAATCGTCTAAATTTGGATCATTTTCAATTTTATCAGCAATTGGATGAAATAATGTAGCAAATTTGATATTTTTACTTTCTTTTGTATATGTAGATAATATAGCAAATGTTATATCCAAAAAATTTTTATGATTTATAATAAATGAAAAAAGATTTTGTGTTTCTATATCCGGGAATCTTCTATCTGGTTTAGTTTTAAATTCTAAGCACATTATAATAACACCTATATTTTTCTTAGAGGCTCTATTATTATAGTAGGTAATCCGAGTCTTGTACTTGAAGAACTTATAAGCTCTCTAGCGTAAGGCCAAATATTAACAGGGACATTTCTGCTTGCAAAGAAATTTAAATATTCTTCACTATAATTACAGATATCAGTAATACTATATGTTAGTTTATATGTAAAATCCATTTTAAATGCTGTTGATATACTATTATTTTCTTCTGAAGATACATTAACAAAGAATTTAGAATATATTATTAATTTATCTTCACTTGTTGTAAACTCAGAATTATCAAATTCTAATGATACTTTAAGGCTATCCATCGTTTCTAAATCATCACAAACTTCTGATAAAGTTAATGAATTTAATTGTATTTTTTTTATATCAACTGATTTAACTAATTCAGCATATTTTTCAGGAATAAATTTTTCGTTTGTCATAAGATTCTCCTTTATAAAATTATTTTTTAAGCAGCTAGATAATAAAAATTAGCATCTTCATATGAAGATGCTAATTCTGAACTACCACTATATACAGTACGTTGAGTTTTAAAAGTTTCAAATTGAATACAAGATTTTAAGAATGTATTAATTTGAGATGGAATTTGAGTTAAATAATTAAATAAATTTTCATATCTAATTACTTCGTCATCTTCTTGCTCTAAAAACTTAAAATAAGTTTCGTACTTTTTAATTCTATTTTCAAGTGTGTTTAAATCTTCATCTTTTAATGTATTACTAACAACTATAGAATTAATTTTTGACATAATATGTTTTTTAGTTACTTCTTCCCAAGAATTCAACCAAAGAGCTCTACCTTTTAAATCATTATTATTATTCGCAAAATTAATAAAATCTTTTGCTTTTAAGCTCATTGTATTGTTTAATTGATTTAAAGAAACAACTAAATTGTCAATTCTATCTAATTTAAATTGATAATTTAAATTAGATGATTCTGTAAAATTAAAATTATATTTTGTAGATAGTCTTTTCAATTTAATTTCCCCCATTTCAATAAAACAACAATTCCAATTTTTCCTAAAATTTATTGTTTGATTATATCGTATCATAATTACACCTCCACGTAAACTATGGATTAATGAATATATACCCATTTAAATAATAATAAATAATATTTTTATATATTATGCTTAAAAATATTATTTATTATTATTTAAAT